GTCTGGACGGATATCATTCTTAAATGATTCTGCAAAATATCCAGCCTGCTTATCTCCTGGCGCAAAATCAAAGAACACAACAATCATCGGTTTGTTTGTCTTTGACATTCGTTCCTCTACCTGCTTGATAATTAACTTATGTCCTCCAAGCTCAACGGGAGTGAATTCTCCCTGAGCCTGTACGTTTTCAAAATTATTCGGTTTTCTCATCTTAATAATCCTCCAATGCTTTCATTACTTCTACAATGTCATTGTCAATCTCCATCTGTTCAAATGCTCCCATCGGGGATTTTGCTGTGCTGTTATTCGCCTGGGTTTCAAACTTATACTGACCATCAACGCACTTACTCAGCAATACTGTAGTAAACTTGCTCTCTAATACAATCTTGTCCAATTTCTTTCCAGAAGTCTTGATCCGGGTGAACATATAACCATTCTCATCGTGATCTGTCTGAGTATGAGCTGTGAATACAATAGTCAAATCCTCTCTGTATGTATAACATTCGCAAACCAAATCCCAAACACAGGCCGCAAGATCTACCCACTTGTCATATCCTTTTTCTTTGCTTCGACGCATCTCATCCGCAACCATAAGTCCATTAATTGTATCCACTACAATTACCTTGACACCCGGACAAGCTTCTGCAATCCGCTTGATATACTGACGAACCACACTCGCATCATCACACGCAAAATAATTTTTATTCTCCTTGTTGTACTGCTTTCTCCAGCCTTTCCAAGAAAGACCTTTTTTATCAGCATCGATATAATAGGTGGACTTCGGGTCCAAATTTCTCATTGATGTTGTTTTTCCGGATCCTGATTCTCCGGCAATGCAAATAACTTTACTCATTAATTCCTTCCCCCTCTGTCACTCTTGCTGACCATAAATCGGCAAAATGCAAAATCATATACAACGGTGTCTCATTTCCCTGAATCTCATATTTAAACGGTCCATACAATCCGTTATGCCACAGAATTGCCAACTGCTCCTCTTCCGCAAGTTCAATGAATCTGGAAGCAATTGCAATAGATCTTACTTCATGGTCTACATATAGAAGGTCTGGATTGGATTTATATGGCTGCGCCTCACTCTGCTTTGGTTCTGGATCCGAATTAACTTTTGTTGCTCTTCCTTTCAGCATGTTCGGAACATAATTCTCCTTTCCAAACTGTCCCATCTTTCCAAGGTCATGAAGTAATGATACAATGATAAGAGAATCTCTCAGAACCTCCTCCGGACGGCCCAATCCGCCTGAAATCCTCAATGCATTTTCATACACATTAAGACTATGCTCAGCAAGTCCACCTTCCTTTGACAGATGGTATCTTGTGCTACATGGAGCTGTGAAGAATCCCCCGTTCTCCATGTGTTCAACCAGTTTGTCCATTCCTTCTCTATTAGTGCTTAATAAAAGCTCTGTGATTTTTTCTTTATACATATTAATCTTCCTCTCCTTCATTTAATTCAAATCCTAATATTCTGGCTATCATGCCGCGTGATACTGAGTAATTTTCTGCTGTTGTATAATCTTTTAAAATGTTCGCTCTGACCTGAATCTCTAAAAGATTTCTGTATTCCTCTGTAGGAATAGTGACTGTATTATTCTCTCCCACGTTCCTGCTCCTCCTTCATCTGCTTTTCTATCTCCTCTACATCTTGTCGCACCAATCGTTCCTGATCAGCCCAATCGTATTCATCCATCTTGCTACTTTTCCTCCGCCACCAATACCGGAAAATCATTCAGCATCTTATTCATCCACTGCTCGGAATCCCGTTCTCCAAATCCTGTCATATTTTCGCCGAGCGAAATAGCAAAGAGTGCATCGCCGGCAATAGTACAACCATGCTTCTGATAACCGTAGAAATGTGATGCCACTGCATTGACTGGAAGGTTCTTAATTAATCCTTCCTCGTCTACCAACATGAGGACCGGCGCCTTAAAGTAGTCGTACATAATCTGTGTATGTACTGTTTCAATGTATCCTCCAATTTCCTGTTGGAGAGCTCTGTAATCATCAAGATTCACATTAATAATAGAGATTTTGTTATCTGTCGTGATTTTCAGTGTTTTCATATTTGACTTATTTCTCCTATTTTCTTATAATGTAATTGACTTATTTTTCTTGAGCGCTTTAAGCTTGCCGGCTTATATGAGCGCTCTTTTTTATATGATCTGCCCGATCACGTCTCTGATCAGAGCTGTTCCGGAATCCATTGCAACATTGGCAATCTTCTGATTCCCGCTTGCGAACTTCGCATACACCAGCTCTCGGTCTTCCCGGTACTCCAGTTCTACCAAATCAGATAGATTACGAGTCGCCTGAAGAGCAGGTAACAGCAAATCCAGAATCTTCTGCTTATCTTCCATATCCTCGCCACCTTCCTATACATATCCGTAAGCCCGTCTCCATTCCTAGTACTCGTCCTCAAGGTCAGCTTCCTCAATAACCTCATGGAGCATCTTGAACTTTTCATACTCGATTTGATGTCCAATCTGGTCAAATGGAATGGCTTCACACACCTTGCACTGCTCCGCACTATGCCGGAATAAGATTTCTTTTATTGCTGTATCAGCCATGTGATCACCTCCTGCATTTTCAGGATCTTGATGGAGATTATCACGAACATCATCATTGTTGCAATGTCTCCCATAATCACCAGCACGAATAACGTGTCCACAATCCTCTTCATTGTCCACTTTCTTTTCTTCATACCTGATACCCTATGAACAGCCAGTGAAGAAACATAGCCATTGGCAGTCCGATTACCATCATTCCTACCACTATCCAATCTCTAACTCTCATGGGCTTGTCCTCCTTTCTACCGCCTAAGCGGTTTTCTCCTTTAAGTCCTTTAATCTCCCGACAATGAAATCCGAGAAATTCCGAATAATCCGGTTCACCTCTTCCGGTGTTTTATCCCGATACGCATCGTCGGAGATATGGCAGGTACAGCCATTGTTGGTTATTGTCTCTACAATCATCTTCCTGCCCTCC